TGTAATTGTTATTCCTACAGATAATTGTGGTTTGACAGTTGAACAGATACAAGCAAAAGATGTTCCTAGCGGAAAAGCATCCTATATTGTAGATAAATCTCAAATTCCTACAGATAGGAGTTTCAGAAATGCTTGGACTTATACGGAGTAAATTATGGGGTTCGGTATAGACATGGCAAAAGCTAGAGAAATTCATAAAACTAATATAAGAAATGCAAGAGAACCAAAACTTGCAGAACTTGATATTGAGTTTCAAAAAGCATTAGAGACATCATCTAGTACTACTGATATAGTTAGTAAGAAGCAAGCACTAAGGGATGCCCCTGCGGATTCTGCCATAGCTTCTGCCTCAAATGAAGCTGAACTAAAAGCACAATGGAACACTTCTATTCTTGGTACTTCTCCTTATAGCTAATTATGAGCCAGATCAAACTAAAACATAGCGGTGGTAATTCAGTAATTATAGCTGCACCAGATAGTAACCCTGCATCTGATCGCACTCTTAAATTACCTAGTGATGGTGATGGTACTATCCTTACTTCTAACTCTTCTGTAGGTAAAATTCTTCAAGTTGTTTCAACAACTAAAACAGATACAGCATCACATTCTGTTGGTGTGGGGTCTGTTTCTGGTGATGTTATAACGACTTCAATTACTCCATCATCAGCATCTAACAAAATTTTAGTGATATGTAGCATATGGGTTGGTACTCCTGACGAAGGTGCGTACGGAACTTTTTATAGAGGTGGTTCTGTTATAACAGCCGCTACAGGTGATTCAAATAGTAATAGACAAAGAGTTTCAGTAAATAGTTTTGTTATTAACGACAATAGATCCACAGAGCTTAATAAAACATTTTTAGATTCTCCTTCAACTACGAGTTCTACGACTTATTCAGTAAGAATTGGAGGAAGTAAAGATGGAACTACAACTTATTATGTTAATAGACCATATCAATGGGCAGATGATAATAGAAGAGCTACAGGTATTTCAACACTAACCCTTATGGAGATAGCAACATAATGGCTATCTCTTATAATTAAGGAAAAACACTATGGCACTAGATCACGAAGCTATTTACAAGGCATACGCAGGCACAGTTGTTTCTATTGATGACTCTGCTGGTGCGTTTGACGCAAGCGGTAATTCAGTAACTCTTGAGCAATCTAAAATAGATGCTGCAAGAGCTGAACTTAATACTGCTGCTGCTGCTATTAAGTACCAAACTGATAGAACAACTGATGGTGAAACAACCTATGCTTCTATAGGAGATCAGTTGGATATGTTATACAAAGATATAGTAGCTGGAACTGTTACTACTTCTGGTACATGGGCTACTCACATCAAAGCTGTAAAAGACGCTAATCCAAAACCATGAGTGAAATCAAAGTAAATTCGATAAAAGGGGTAGGAGCTAGTGCTGCTGCTATTACCGTAAATAATTCTGATGGAACGTGTACTGCCAATATTACTAATAACCTAAGTAACAGACGACTCACAATCAACGGAGATATGAGAATAGCCCAACGTGGTACGTCATCTACTTCAACAGGAGTTGTAGCTGTAGATAGAGTTAGAACCTATCATGTAAGTACTGACGAAGCTCCTACCTATTCACAAGTAGATGTTGCAAGTGGAACAACACCATACAGTTTAGGATTGAGAAAAGCTTATAGAGTCACAAACGGAAATCAAACAAGTGGTGTTGCTGCTACTAATCAAATTCAACTTGATTACTTAGTAGAAGCACAAGATTTAGCTTGTTCTGGTTGGGATCATAAATCACCTTCAAGCTTTCTAACTTTATCTTATTGGGCAAAATCAAGCGTTGCTCAAGAATTTAAAGCACAGATGCGAACTGTAGATGGAACTCCCAAAAACTTTGCTTATTCTCTTGGATCTTTAGCTGCTAATACTTGGACAAAAGTAACAATACTTATACCCGGAAATTCCAATTTACAAATAGATAATGATAATGGAACAGGTTTAGAAATAGGTCTATTTAGTCAATGGGGAACTAACCTTACAGCAAATAGTGTTTCAGAAAATGCTTGGGGTGCTTATAGTGGCTCAGCAAGAACTCCAGATCAAACTTTAACATGGTACACAACAAATGATGCGACATTTGAAATTACAGGAGTTCAATTAGAAGTAGGCAGCGTGGCAACAGATTTTGAGCATAGGTCATTCGGTCAGGAGCTTGCTTTATGTCAGAGGTATTACTATAGAGTCGGATTAAATCAAGGAGTATATTATGGTGGAGATTATGGAATAGGATTTACTGATAATGACAATAATAACATCTATATTAGAACAGAATTTCCAACTCAGATGAGGATAGCACCAACTGCTGTTGAACAAACTGGTGATGCTGGTGAATATAAAGTTAGAAGAGATACCACAAAAACTTGTAGTAGTGTTCCTACTTTTTCTCAAGCGACTGCTTGGGCAGCTAAGACCAACTTCCCATCATCAGGTCATGGTTGGGGGACTGCTACGCCTGTTTGGGGTCAAACAGGAAATTCAGATTCATTTTTAGCTTGGAGTGCAGAATTATGACTTACAAATTACTATACACAGATTCAGATACAGGTAAAAAAATATACAAGAAAGTAAGTGCTGATGGGAAATCATACTCATCATGTTCAGAAGATAATGTAGATTTTAAAGAATGGGTAGCAGAGGGAAACACACCCGAAGCTGCTGATTAATTAGTCTTATGTTGCATCTGCCTTGTCATAAGGCTCATAGTGACATACAAAGGTGCTAGTGCCATAATTCCTACAAAAGTTATTATGGTGACAGGTACTAAGGCTCTAGCAAAAGCTTCTCTCATAATATGGATGAAATATACTACCCAAACCTACCAGATACAAACTATATACTCAATCCTCCTAAAACAATTTTTTATCCCCCTGTAGCGGAGATACCTTATTTAGATCCAGTTCTTTTACCGAGTCTGGAACAAGTTCAATCGGGTTTGGCAGAAGAGAAGGCAAATACTTCTTCAAAAGAAAAGGAGCAAGACGAGGAAGTAACAGGTATAAAGCAAGAAGTGATCCCAACGAACCTGCCAAAAAACTTAGAAAATACTTCAACAGAAGAACCTATAGCTACTTTTAATGTACCGTTCTTTGGTGATTTTCCAATACCTGCACCAGAAGTTATAGCTTCTAGTGTTATAGCAGCAGGTACAGCTAGTGTTGTAAGTGTTGCAGGTGGTGTTGCTATGCAGGCTGTAGTAGGACAAATAAAAAAGATATTTAAAAAAATTATTACTAAAGTTTTAAAGAAAGAAGTAGCTAATGTAAAGGAAAAAATGACAGAGAAAAAAGATAAGCTATAATAACTAATACGAGGTAATCTCCAAAATCCTAACGGACTAGGTTGACAATGCCTCTACTAAACAAGGGAAGCTGTAGGCACACTAGCTAGATCTAGTCCCTGTTCGAGGACGATCCCTTGTACTAAACAAAGGAAGCTGTAGGCATATTGGCTCGATTCAATCTCTGCTCGAAGATGATCCTTTGTTTTATAAGTATTGGAAGCTGTAGGCAAGTTAATTAAATTTAACCTCTGACCGAAGATGATCCAGTACTTATTTTTTTGTCTTAAAAAGGTTGGGATTAGCTTTTACATAACTTCTTATATTTATTACATCACTACAAAGACCTGCATAAGGTGATTTAGGATTAATCATATAACCGCTTGCATGAAGCTGTGAACACTTTAAAACTCTCACTAATTGCTTATCATGCACTTGCTTTGATAATTCTTCTTTGGCTAGGTCTAGCTTTACTTTTGCTAGATCCTCACACGTTTGATTACTACCGCCTAATGGAATCATAAAACTCATTTGTACCCCCCAACCTTCATTGATGCTATAAGTTTCTTCTCCTTGAGCATCATTACCTGTATAAAAAGGAGTTACAGCCATTGTAGGTTGACTGCAAACCAAGTTCCCAAACTGTTGTTTGCCTGTCATTCCATTATTGATATTCATATTCTGATTAATTATTGATGAATTACCTACAGCATTAGGTTGAGCCTGTACATTTGTATCGCCTTCGGCTCTTGCTTTATTACTGACTAAAGACAGACAAAGAAGTGATAACGCTAGTGGTCGTAATCGAATCATTCTGTGTAATTTTTTCAGTCATTTGATTAGCAGCCCTTGTAGTTATAGACAAAGACCAATCGCTAGTTACAGTTTTTGGTGTAAATATTGCATCTGAATGAGCTATACCACCACTAGAAGCACTTGTAACCTCTATGTTTGAAGCTTCCCAAGAATTTATTGCAGCCCCATATTTCTCAGTCACTACCGAGCGGGTTATTGTCTGAGTAGTATTCTCTGTACGGTTACTAGAACCAGTAGTCCAAGAAGGCACTCCATTGGCATATACAGGACTAAACAAAAATAAAGACAGCAATAATAGCTTTTTCATTTTTTATCAGTATCTAAGGTTAATTTTAAAGGAGTTTCAATACGAACGAGTTGTGTTTTACCTAACACTTCCTGTAACTCAGCCTTTACGTTAGTACCATTCTTACCTTTCTCACCACCTTTTTGTGTAATAGAAGCTCCAAAACTACTAGCAAGCCCTACAAAAACCGAAGCGATAAAAGTTGGATCTATTTTCTGCTGCGGTATTCCTAGTTTTGACAGATCTAAGTACGATAATGACAACATTGCTGTAGCCCAGGTCAACAAAATCAGTCTGACCCCTAGTGATACCAATTCAAATTGCTCCTCTCTGCAAGGTACAGCTTCTTGTAATTTGAACCATACACTTTTCTTTTGTTCTTTTGGTTGTTCTGCCATAAATGAATAACTACCTAAGTATGGGGAGATAGCGTTATAGGCTAATCATAGGTAGTTATGGCAAACTTAACAAATCTTGGTATGTTTGGAAAGTAACACATTACTTTTATGTTAAAGATTTTAAAACCAATACTGCTAAAATTCTTCTCTACGACTGCTGTTAAGAGGTTAGTAGTGGACTTGCTTCGTGCAATTTGTAAGCAGACCTCAAATACATTGGACGATAAAGCTGTAGATATGTTGGAGTATCAATTATTTCCCAAACAGAACTAATGAAAGATAAAGACTTCTTTCATATACTTCTAGGTGAACCACCACCAGAAGTAGAGTTTGAGATTGAACTAAAGATTAGAGAAGTAAATCAACTACCTGATTCTCTATTAAGACAACATTGCTCTGATCTTGTGAGACACTCAAGACTACAAGACCTATTGCTTACTGCTGCTCTTACTCGTATGTCAGAATCAGAAAGCAAATGCTTTAGAGCAGAACAAAAGCTTCATAAATATAAACAAGGTAATATTTTCAATAAGATTCACTATGTCTTGTTTGGCAAAAGACCTAAAAAGTGATTATATTAATTCATAAATACAGCTAACTATGGATAAGAATTTTAAATTATTAGAACAGTTACATCTAGTCTTAGCTCAAGAATTATTAGACAAAGTTAAAAGTGGAGAAGCAAAGGCAGGGGATCTAAATGTAGCTAGACAGTTCCTTAAAGATAATGGTGTTGAATGTATTCCTGTAGAAAAGAATCCTATGGAAGAACTAATGTTAAATTTACCAGACTTAGATGCTGTACCTTTAGCTGATTTATGAATTGTTTAAATTGTAAAGCTGAATTAGTTTGGGGTGGAGATCATGATGCAGAAGACGATAGCGAATATTCAATTATAACTAATTTTTCTTGTAAAAAATGTAATTGTTATGTAGAAGTCTATCTTCCAAAAAATGCAGCCATTACCTAAAAAACTACAAGACTTTAGATATTTCTTAATCGTTACCTGGAGACATCTAAACCTACCAGACCCTACACCAGTTCAGTTAGACATAGCTGAATACCTACAATATGGTGCTAGACGTAAGATCATACAGGGATTCAGAGGTGTAGGTAAGAGTTGGATTACTTCTACATACGTTGTGTGGAGACTTCGTATGAATCCACAGCTTAAATTCTTAGTTGTCTCAGCCAGTAAAGACAGAGCAGATAATTTTACTACCTTC